TGACTGGTTTCCTCCTCTCCTATTGTAACCCCGGAGAGGAATAAAAGAAACTAGAGCGGCTGGGTTTAGCGTGACAGCTCGCTGTCACGTGGTTGGGTGGAAATCCCAACCTGGAGTTTGCTCAACAAGTATTGAGCTTCTTCGATTTCCTCCGGTGTTCCATGTCGGAGTAGGTCAATCATGGTAGTTCTCAAGTTGGAAGACGCTTGACCTAGCGCGGATCCAACCCACTCAAAGTGGGATTTTTCTTCATCAATGGCGGGAATACTCTTAACACTGCTCGAGAACCCAGTGAAAGAGGGTGCTATGATGGGAAAGTCTGATGGTCCAGGCACCTGCAAGACCAAAACGTCAACTGCTGTCGCGGTTGAGAAGGACAATCCCGACGTGATTCGAATGCTAGCAGCAGGCCCGGTGATGTCAACCAAATAAGAGCAATTAGCCTCGTTGGTAGCCACCGCTGCTGAATAATAGGCTGGAGCAACCTCACGTAGTGTCCAACCCGAATCTGATAGTTTGCAGTTAGTGTAAGAGAGAGACGGCGCTGACGACATTCCAGTGCCGTCGAAAACGAATGTTAACAAGAATCGGCCTCCGACCAGGTTGGGATCAAAATGAATGGTGTCCCACCCAGAACCGGTGGCCGAAACGGTAAGGTTCATATTGCCACCAACACCTCGCTGAATGATGCCCAAAGGATTCGAGGAATCCCATGGCCCATTACTCAGACGGGCGTGGCGGGAATTGCCAAAAGTGCCGTTGTTGATTCTTGGTTTTTCAAACTCAATGTCGTAAGATACCCACAGTTCACCAATGATGGCTGAAGCCTGCATCCCCACGGTGGCTAGGGAGAAAACTCCCCAGTCATATAAACGCTTGTCCTCGCTGGCCTCTAAAGCCCCAGTCCGGGTGAAATGCACTCGAAATGGAGTTTCAGAGACTTTGCATTCAATGGGATGCATGGCAGATTCGCTGGGCTTGACTGAAGTACTAAACTCATGGTTCTCCATTTCCATCTTAGTCAAGAAGGGGGAGTCATAGGCGTTGTACTGAGTTGCCATGACTACCGTTCCCAAGGCTGTGTTGGTAGAATTCAACGCATTTGCTGACGTCGAGTTGAAAGTGAACACCAAACCATGACATGTGTACTGAGTATACAGGGCGGCCATTTGACTCAACCAAGGAAAAGTCTGGACCAATCCTGGGTTGATAGACCAAGACTTCAAAGAGAAGTCTGTGGACCCAGAGATATCGCCCAAATATTCCCGGTGAGTCACGCGGATGCTATGGTTTGACGGTCTGAAATCCGGCACTTTGCCTTTAAGGATTGAATTCCGCTCAACCACGTAATCACCTGCACCTAAAATCCTCGCAAGAAAGGCACCAGCGGCTTCACCGGCCGGCTTGAACCCTGGATTGAGTTGGCTGGCCATGGCACCACCTCCTGCCCTTAGCATTTTGCGGACGGTGGCTTTGCGCCTATTTATGCGTCGTCGCCTGGCGGCTTTCTTTGCATTTGTCTGAATTTTCTTCTTGTTGCAACTAACGTCACCATGCTGTTCAGCCGTGCTATTGTAACGTTCATGCAACCAAGACCCAAAATCCAAGGACAAATAAGACATGGTACTAAAGAAAGCGTGCAATGTGCGGTGGTGATAGTCTTTGTGATACACTGTGTAAAGAATTTCGTCCTCCTCTTGACCAAACCTCCAGCCGGCTCTCCAAGCTTCAACTATGTTGTTGACGCCTCGTAGTTTGTCAATTTCTTCCTGACGCTCCGGAGAAGTGCTAGCTTCATAGCGCAGATATGGATTTGGTTCAATTTCTATTCCCAAATCCACAGCCGCCATGTTTTTCAAAACATGACTCGTCCATACGAAAGGAAAATCAGCTGGGGTTAGTCGTTCGATTTGTCGTTCTATATGCAAGACTTCGTCTAAGGAAACTCGATACTTTTTGCAAAACCATTCGTAAGTATCGGGAGCTGGAGTAAGAACTATTCCACCCTGGGGTCTATATGGATTCCAATCCTTCCTACAGACCTTGGGTTTGAGTCCCAGTTCCTTCCCGAATTTGCATATGGTCCGCATCAAGGCTCCTGCCACAGGAGAGTGTCCAAGAGTTGGGTTCAAACTTTTCGCAATGCCGTACAGATAGCCCAACGGGTCCGACAACTTATTCAAGTTAACTCCGAACTTGCTAAGTACTTTGCCGGGTTTGTTAACATACCGTCTGAACCCATCTACGGGGGGAAACCAACCACTGCAAAATTCTATGTTGTCCGCGTTGGAGTAGGTTTTTATCTCGTACGTCATGCCCAATTCCGCGTAGTTCTTTGTCATGGCAGCCTCGTCCAACCTCTCGCAAGCGAAAACTAAGTCGTCACCCAAACACATGACTCTGTGATCGCCAATGTCACCCGCGCAGTATTTGAACAACACAAAGGACGTGAGAGTGTTCATGGCTGAAGTCAACCCAGAACCAGACATTCTACCGTGCTGTTGTTTAACTGCGATGCCAAACCGTTTGTTAGAGTACAGGTGCTCAGAGTAGTGTTTGAGAAAAGTTTCTTTTCCTGGAAAATCAGAAACCTTGGTGGCCACATAGTGCGCCTCTGCCAACAGAGCCTCCTTTGGCAAACTGCCGTCAAAATTGCTGCCGTCGGCGTCTCCCAAAATCGGATAGTCTTCCATCTGCTCTACTACTTTCCCCAAAATGTCTGGATTGGACTTGCAAGCATAATAATATTGCGAATCATGGTTGAATTTCTTGGACAAGTGTATGGTTATTTGGTGGCAAATGAATCCAAACCAAGCCACCATCACATCTAAATATGATATGATGAGGCGTGGTTTGACATTGTCGTCAAAAGAGTTCTTGAAATACACTTCGTCCTTAGGAAAACAACTCATACGAAAGTCCTTGTCCTTTAGAGTAGTTTCTTTATACAGTTTGAAAAGTCGAGCGGCCATTTTTGCAGAATAGTGTGAGTTCAGATACTTTAGCAAACATTCGTCGGAGAGATCCAATTCTATTTCTTCTAAATTGGAAATAAAATCTAAGTAGAAGTCCAAGAACTTGGCCAACGAGCGATTTTCTTTTTCCCTAGCGAATGTTTGTCTAATACGAATAGCGGCGTGAGTGTTGGCGGCATTGTTAACTGGAGCTGACATGGGTACACCTTCTATTGTGCAACCCTCAATTCGAACTGGGTCAGTCTTCACGTCACAGTTGTCAATTTCCAAAGGATCTCGCAATTTGACAGAACACCTGTCCTGTACGGCAGGTAGTTCTCTGTCTGCTCTTACGATAAATCTGTCTATCTCTAGTTTGGAACATTTGACCATGACGGGTGACCCGGCAGGGTTGCCTAGTAGATCCCAATTCATGTTCTCTACGGCTTCTCTGCGGAGTTCTTTCGCTGTCTTGAACCCTGCAATTGCAACATATGGAATGCCAACCACTGAAGCTCCTATCAACACTTTCTTGGTGACGTCTTTGACCCTAGCCCATTTACGCCACCACTGGTAACTCTTCTCGACTTCGTCCGATCCAACCCCTTTATAACTAGCCCGCAATTTGGTCAAAGTCACAGCTCTTTCTTTCCAGGATTGTGACTTCAAGTTAGCAACGCGTAGCATTTCCGCTGCAAATTCTGAGCTTTCTAAATGCTCTCTAACTGCAGCGTCCACAGCGGGTGTGTAAGGATAAAATCGACGATAAAAAGTGACCACATATCCAATCATGCAAACTTCGTCGTAAGTTGGCATGGCAGCAAAACGGGGTATCATAGCACTACAACAGAACTTTATTCGCTTGTCTAAAGTGTTTGCTTCCAAGGACGCACGATCATATGCTGGAGGACTGAGACGGGTATCCATGTTGATGACTTGAATCAAAACTCCCTGACGACTCGTGTCAGCAGGGGCACCTGTATAATTCCAAAGACGGAAGGTGCCCACTATGGGATCATTTGTTTCATAGTCAACTGTGTCGTCACGACACAACACGGTGTACCAATCGGGATCATGCGGCACAGGTTCAAAAACACTATTCTTGAGATTCAACATTAGAGACAAAGCGTGGGGATTAAGAACCCAACCAGAGTACAGGTGCCTCTGCAGCACCCAACCTCCTCTTGGTTTCTTGCCCCATAATCCCTTGTCCAACGGTGGGGCTCGTTGCATGTGTACGGAACACATGACGCTAAGTCTGGTCCTGATTGCGCGATTCCTAAAGAAGAGTGCGACTCTGGTGCGTTCAGAACAAATGTCTGCGCAGTGTTGGTAGACGTCTGCTGGGATAGCGTGGCCCTGGCCCAAGTAAACAACTGACTGTTGCTTCTCGGGACACAGGAATCCACGCAAGCTTAACAATTGCAAAACCCTGACAAAGGTTTCTCCTCGTAAGCTATCCCTAGGCGAACGTCTTCCATCATGGATGCTTTCTTTCTCAATGTAGTAGAGACCAGTGTTCAACAATTTCCTAATAACCAAATTAGCTTTGATTAAGGGGAAATTGCCAAAGGTCTCCTGAACATGGCGTTGGAAATCAGCGTCCCTCAAATATTTGCACTCTTCACGTGAGGCCTCCACTTCGAGTGTGCCAACGGGCTCATCGAGGTCTACGATGGCTCGCAACACAGCATCTCTGTGTTTGCCTACGAATTTGTCTTTAGGAAACGGGATGGGTGGCGGGGGGGGTGGCACATCAAGGATGTAATCAGACATGTTGATGTGGTCCTCTTCGAAATCATGTTTCACATCTTGGTCCACAATCAGACCAAAATCTTCCACATTTTCTGCGATGAGTGCCGCGCTCTTAACGCGCCTGTCTCCTCCTCTCACCTTCGTTTTCTT